CTGCCAACATAACATCAGCAGCCAACATTACCGGTGGTAACATATTAACAGGTGGATTGATTTCAGCCACTTCAACTATTACGTCAGCATCTTCTATTAAATCAAGCGGTGCAACTGCAGGTATAGGATATGCAACCGGTGCTGGTGGGACAGTTACTCAGGGCACAAGTCGTGCAACAGCAGTTACATTAAACACAGTCACTGGCAATATTGTATTATTCACTGTTGCAGGAAATACTACACCTACCACATTCACACTCACCAACAGTGCAATAGCAAACACTGATGTCGTGATCCTAAATCAAAGATCCGGTACCAATTTGTATAATTTACTTGTGTCACAAATAGGTGCAACAGGTGGTAATGCTAACATAACTGTATGGACCACTGGTGGTGTCACTAGTGAAGCACCTATTATCAACTTTGCTGTGATCAAAGGCGTTGCGGCCTAATTTGATTTGATCTGTCCCAGCAGTTGTTTTAGTTTTGCACTTTGAACATCTGCTGAAACAATTCCGGAAATGTGGCGCGACAATTTGTTCCACGGCGTTGATCAATAGAATCTAGGGTAGCAATTATTTTGGATTTTCTTTTGTCTGCATCTTTTAATGCAAACACGCCCTGGGTTAGTTGTTGTCTATACTCTATTGGGTCTGTAAATCTTGTGGTATGGAAATTATGTTGCAGCCATGTTAGCAATTTGTCCAGGTTAGCATGATTTAAAATACCAACCGATGTATTGATTGCAAACATACAATTATGCGGCGCATTATCAATATACCATTGCAAATTATCTGTTACCTGAGCCCACTTTGCAGGGAACCGTTGGTATTCAAATCTTTCACTGACGTCATCGATACTGAAATCAAGTTGCACTAACTTAAATTGCTCCCACAAATTCAACAACTCTTCATTTGGTAATATAGTTCCATTAGTGTTGTAATTTAAGTGTACTTGATTTTTATGCTCAACAGCATGTAACAATTTTACATGCTCTTTACTTAACAATGGTTCGCCGCCATTGAAATGTATAAATTGTATATTACTCAAGTCGATGGTTTTCCAAAACTGATTAGCCGTTGATTTTTGTAATTCCTTGGGTAGCCCAAGTTCTTGCTTCCATACACTACTATTATGCGGTCCGCATATTACACAGGCTAAATTACATGTATCACCAGTCCAGTAATCCATACGAATTAACTCAACCTTGTTGTTGTTAAGGTTGTGGTCTTTGTACCAAGAGTTGCTACCTTGCCGTCGGCTTGTTAGTCCAGCAGATTCGGCATTTTTACAAATACCACATGCTGTTGGTAAATTCCCAGTGGATATCTCATTGCGAAAACTAACAAGGTATTAGTTTTTCAAAAAATCAACTACTTCAAATGGGCGTATAGGCGATATACAACAAGGCGAAATTGCTAGTGCATTTTGCCGAGCAACAATGTTTATATTTTTATAAATGTCAATGCATGTCATTGAGATTTAATTTGTCCTAATAAATGTTTTAGTTTTGCACTTTGAACATCTGCTGATACCTTGCTGGTTTCTTGTGGAGGTTTTTCCCAAGCACTGATACCTTCGGGACGGTTCCACTTTACAGGTACATTCTCATCTACCACACCATCCTCGTCGGCACGGACTTGGCTACGTGCTTTGATCGAATCCATGATGTTTGTTGTGGGTTTGTTATAACCGTTTTCTTCCCCGCCTGCGTCTGTGATACGCATGGTATCAATGTTGTATTCCAAATCAATCTTTTGTCCAACACCGGTTGAACTACGCGACTTCATACATTGTATTTGATATTTGCCACGTTCTTTCATAGCACGGCTTGTAAAGATACCAAACACGTTGTCAGCAGTATTGATCTTGGAGATACCACCTGAAATATGACTGTGGTCAAATTCAATTTCTTCCACAGCCGACCTATTCAACTGTGATGCAGTTACCATCAACACGCCCAGTTCCTTGGCCAAGTTACGCAGTTCTTCTGAAACATATTTGTCTTTAACAAACAAGTCATTGGGCGAAACTTTGGCACTCACAGGCATCAGCAAGTCCAAGTAGTCAATCATCACAAAGTCTACCTTCTTGCCGGTTTGAATTTGATACTCTTTCAAATACGCACGGATATCATTGATGTTGCTCTGTGCTGGCAGGCCTTTCACTTGATAGCTACCGGATTTTTTAGCAACCAGTTTAACTTTGAGTTCTGCTGTGTCAATATCCTTGCGAATGTCTTTGGTGCTCATGTTTGTTAACATGGCATCTGTTCGCAAACTTGTAAGTTCTTCACTCAGTTCCAGGGTGATGTACACACCACTCAGGCCTTGTTGTATCCAGTTTAAAGCAATGTTCATCATGACCAAACTCTTGCCCGATCCGGATCCGCCGGCAAAAATGTTAAGTTCACCACGACTAAATCCACCATACAGTAATCTATCCAGTTGCGGCCAACCTGTCGAGACCTGGCCGCCCGAGTTAAAATATCGATTGATACGACCTGCGGGATCTGCAAAATAATCTGTGCCCATGTCCTTAGTTAAGGATATTTGTACTGCATCTTTGATGAGTTTTTCAACTGGTTCAAATTCGCCCTTCTCCAACAAGTCTGCTGATTTTAGTATTGCACGTTCAAGTTCTTGACGTCGTGTAAATGCTTCAAACTCACCCATGAACCAATCGTAATGACCTTCATTCAAGTCCGGCACTGGTTGTAGTTTTATGCCTGTGGTTGCAGAAATCTGTAACCTGTCAGGCATGGTCTTGTGAGCGTCTGTGTGTTCTTTAATGAACTCCGCCGCTGGCCTTAGACTTCGGTCAAAGTTTTGCGGATTATAAATGTTTTGAACACGCACATAACTTGTTGCGTCTTCCAGCATCATTTCTAGGAAAAATTTTTGGACATCGAGAGAATAATCTTTAAGCATAGGGTATTATAACACATACATGAAGTAAAAACAAGTTCATCTGATAAATAAGGTAATTCTTTTAATTCCAATTTACATATTCACCGGTATCAACATCTCGATCAGCAAATGTTTCGGCGTCTTCTTGTGACATTCCTGTGCTTTTTAAATAATCAATTCTCTGAGGATAAGTTGCAGGCTCGTATTTTTTTCTTGTAACACTATCATACAGCATGTTATCATACTCAAGTGATTTAACTATTAGTGGGTCTACTGGGAGTTTCATTAATTTATTATAGCATTCTTTCTTGAACCCAAATGATACATGGTTCGTAGGTAAATTTTCAAACCAAGTTTTAGTATCACTATCAATGGTCGAATATTGTTCTAGTAACTCAATAGTGTGTTGCTTGTGATCTATTTTTGGGCGATCAATTGGGATCCAATTAACTAGTCTGCTATTTTCGCCAAGGTGTTCATAGATACTTAGACTATGAATATCTAAGTATGCTATTCGCGATAACATTATAAAAAAATTTATATCAGTTGCGTTATTTTCTAGAATCTGTGATTGTTCATTGTAATAAAACCACTCAATTATTCCAATCCTGTGTTTTTTCAAGGGATCTCGAATATATGAAAATACAATGTCTGTACCCCAATCGATTTCACTGGTTGTACATTTTTTCCATTTCAATTTTAAAAATAATTGTCTATAAAAAGTACTAGCGCATTTGGAATGCAGAAAGTACACTAATTTAGATTTAGGGTCTCTAAAACATAACCAAGGTGTGGTTGCATTTTTAACTATATTGAATTCTTTTAACAAGTTGTATTCCTTATGTGTGTTTCAACTTCATAATAATTTATGCATAAATCTTTATAACATAAATCATTTGGTATAGTATTGTAATTTCCCGACGTTTTAGATTGTTGTAGTAAATGTCCTGCAACATATTGTGGTATATCTGCTACAAAATCATCATAGTTTATTAAATCATAGGAAATATTTGAATTGATTATAAAATTTTTAGATTCATTGTATAGACGATAAGATCTATCCCATAGTCCAAGATCAAACTGATCTACGCTAAACTGTTGCGGGATAATAGTTTCCCCACGAAAACGATGATACTTATCAGTTAGTTCTGCATATTTTAAACTCAATAATCCATCTACTAGATTTTTACGTTCGGTCATGACCACATGATCAAATTTAGCAATTGAAATTATTTTTTCAAAATCAAAGTGATCTAACACAATGGACAACAACTTAATAATTCCAAAAGTTTGTTCGGCTATCCATTGATATGGGTCGTTATCAGGAGGATAATCTTTTCTGGGATTTGTTTTTCTAATATATCTATTGAACGGCTCAGACAAATTTGCAATTCCCAACTCTTGTGACAAAATTTCTTGTATGATCGTTGTTCCGGTACGTGGCATAGCAAGGATTAGAATTTTTTTAATAGCCATTTTTTTCTCATCTCTATCTTAATCTTACTGGTTTCTCTCGATTGCATTATAGTTAGCAAGGTGCCTAATCGCCCTAATTTTATCACAGCATCATTTACATCTTTGCAACCTTCGGGCCACTCGGGTATGCTCACTGCCCAGTTCAATTCCACAGCACGGTCTACCAATTCTATGCCTGCGGCATCTTGATCGGGTACTACTACAACTTCTCGACCTAGACTGCGTATGAGTCTTGCTTGTGCGTCACTTATGGTATTATGCATTACTGCTAAACCACCAATAGTCAATGCATCAAATATGCCTTCTGTTACTAACACATGTGTCCAGGTGTCATGTTGTAGATCTGTACCAAATACATAACCTGGCGGTGTTTGATTGATGTATCTGGGAGTACGGTCATCTAAAAATCGTTGCGTAAATCCCACTACAGAATTATCGTAAGTGAATGGAACAATCACATATGATCTCAGAGATGCTCCCACAACAATAGATCCGTTATCTGGATCAGTGACCATGAAAGGATAATCTACAGGTGCTGATCTGTTTCTAAGGTATTGCCATGCTTCTGTATGTTTGGGTGTACACACTACTGAAAATGCAGGCAGTTCAAATTCTGGAAAAGAAATACCAGCCAGTGTATCAAATGTTTGTCTACGTTCTTG